CAATGAATGGTACATGTCACCAGTCGTGTTCCATTCTCAGGTCCGCGATCTTTTGAACGCAGCCGGAGGGAACACGATTGTTGATCTTGAAGGTGGTCAGCGACCACTTCTCATGGGCTACCCTGTGAACCTAGTAAGTTGCTTGCCAGCAGCACCTGCTTCTGGCGAACTTGTTGCAGTCTTTGGCGACATGCGACTCGGTGCTTACTTCGGTGATCGTCGTGCGTTGAACTTCAAGACCTTGAACGAACTCTACGCAGAGAACGATCAGATCGGTGTTGTTGCTACCGAGCGTATCGACATCAAGGTTGCCAACCCAGAAGTCTTGGCAAAGATCACGATTACCTAATGAATAGGTATCGATTCAAAACGACCCGTCTTGGTTTTGAGGCGGGTCGTGTGATTGATGACTCCACGCTAAAGCCTGGTGTTATCAAGACCCTCTTAGACTTTAACGCAATCGAGATTGTGCAGGATGCAGTGGACTCTAAAAAGAACGACGAGCCCTCAGTTTCTGGCAGTAACACTGGCAGAAGCAAAAGCTCATCTAAGAGTCGCGGGAAGCAGCCAAGACGATCTGCTGACAAGGCTGGTTGAGAGTGCAACGGAACAGCTTGAGCGAGACATTGAAAGATGTCTTGTTCAAGCATCGTGGCAGCAGAGTCAATATGGTTTTCCTGAAGACGGTAAAGCCATTCTGCTGAACATGGGGTCTGCTACCGCCATTAGTTCAATTACTTATGTGGACGATGATGGTGCAACTCAAACACTTGCAACCGACCAGTACCAACTCGATTCTGGACGTAATGCAGTCACCTGTCTCAACGATGACGACGGGTGGCCGGAAACATTACTGACTCCAAGCGAACGAGATACAGTCTTTGTGAACTTCACTTGTGGAGTCACCAGCGAAGACTGCCTGCCTCGGTTGTTTAAGCAAGCAATCCTCTTAGAAGTTGGTCGTTATTACTTCGACCCGGCTCAAGAGAACCTTGTTAATACGAATGACGGCAAGAGCTACGAGAACATCGTTAAGAAGCTGATCAGGAGTTCGTATCCGTAATGCCCAAGGTTACAGGATTTAACCGTAAGAGGGTTGGTCATCGCAATTATGTTGCATTGATCGAGAATCCTCCTGCTACTCAGGATGAGTATGGGCAGATCAGTTACAGCAGTGGGTCATGGACGACCGCTGTAGCTGAATGGCCTTGCGAACTTATTGATTCGTCTGGCGGTGAGATCATCGATGGCATGATGACAAAGACATCGACCGAGAAGGTAGCTATCGGTGACAAACCACAGATTGATGCAGCAACTGTGACATCTGCTAGTAGGTGCATCATTGACGGCAAGACATACGGCATCACGGCAGTCCGAGATGTATCAGGCGACAACTTTACAGTAAGGCTTGAACTGAGAAGCACCAAATGAGTTTTAAGGCACAATTAAACTCTAAGGTCAGAAGCTTCATGTCGAGTGCAGGTTCATCGTCTAAGGCTGAGTATAGGACTTCATACTTAGATACTGATCTTGGTGCTGACCTATCTAAGTTGTCAGACGAACTGCTGATGAAAGTTTGCCCGACTGCTGTTGGTTACGCAGCAACCATTGTTAGGCAAGCAGCGAAAGAAGCTGTTAGAAGCGGCGGTGGCGAGACGCTTGGGATGTCGAGGAAGACTAAGACCAGAGGTGTTTATCGAGACGGCAGAATGGTCAGCGTCGGCAAAGGTGCTTGGTCTAACAAGATACTGAAAGCTAGGGGAGCCAATAACCGATCACTTGGTGACACAGGCGGGATCATTAAAAAGCGGTTTCGTCGAAAGATGGGCGGCATCATATCTAGCCAGATAGTTGGTCCGAGATATGAAACTGGGCCGAGAGGAAAGAACTTTGCCCACACACATGAATCAAAGAGCGGAGGCTCTGGAGCGCCTAATCACAAGTGGTGGGGTCAGCCAGCGAAGAGGCAGTTAAGAAATAGACCTTGGCTGATACCCGCAGCAAGAAGAACTATCGTGCAGCAACAGTCTGCACTAAAAAAAGCATTGATGCGTTGGGACATCGACCCATCTGAGGTTACAAGATAATGCCAAGGCCAGTCCCACAAGTCATCACTCTACTTAAAGCAGATGCGACAGTTGCATCTCTGACGAGTGGTAGAATATATGCCGACAATCCACCACAGGATGACGACCTTCCATTCGTTGTCATCAGCATTGTTAATACGAACGCAAGAGCGACCGTAAATAACTGCCAAGTCAAGCAGTACGCATCTCGTGTCACGATAGACATTATCTGTGACACACGAGGGCAATCTGAATCAATTCAAGAAGCGATAGAAGACTCGCTAAGTGGATATGTGTCGTCGGACGCTGATTACCCAATTCAGGGTATCACCGTTGACTCAGGTACTTCATGGCAAGTCTTACAACCGACCGACGGCTCCGACCAGCATGGTTACTGGTGTAGCCAAGATTACTTTATCAATTACAGCAGAGGATAAAATATGGCTACTATCGAGGGAGCTACCGGCCAAAACACTACCGTATCGTTCACCGACATTGGTTCGATTGCGTGTGTTCGCTCCATTTCTCTACCTGAGTTTTCGTTGGAAAGCATTGATGCTAGTTGCTTAGACGGAGGCAATGTACCTCCCGGCACTGGTGTTGTAGCTGAGTTCACCAAGAAGATTCCAGGTCAGCTTGTCGATGCTGGAGAAGTGCAGATCACGATGGTGTTTGCACTTGATGATGACCCACACATTCCAAATGGATTGATTGATACGGTCACAATCACTTTACCTACAGCAGGTTCGACATCAGCAACTTTGACTGGAACTGGATTTGTTAGTTCTTGTCAGATGCCATCTGTTGAGATCAATGGTCTTCTCGAACAAACCATCACGTTTGTGTTTGATGGTGCTACTGGTCCTACATATACCGCAGGAACCTAGTAATTTCACAACTCCACCACCAAGGAGAAAGAGTTGAGTAAGTACGTCGAACTTGAAACGCATGTAGGTATACACCTACTTAGCAAAAAGGAGGTCGTTCACGAGCAATACCTTGTCTACGTCAAAGATGATCAGACAAAAGTTCGTGAGCGGGTTGGCCTTATCGGTTGGAAAGATAACAGCAAATTGGTCTTCACGGCCAAGGTTGATCCAGTCATTAGAGAATGGATCGAAGAAGAAGTTGCAAATCTTTTGAACAAAGAAAAGGTTGAATCTGTTGACCCACCTACAGCCACGCAAGAGTTGCTGGCTACCCAACAACAAGGAAGTGACGATGAGCTTAACGAAGAAGACCTTACTCAGTGAGCTTGCTTGCTCCAAAGCTGAAAAACTACCGGTAAAACTGTTCGGCCATGAGGTCTGGGTTAAGCCGGTATCCGAGTTTCAGCGGTCAAGACGAATTGCCAAGCTATATGGCAAGGGCGGCCAGATCAGTGAAGAGGTCATGGCGAACGCTCGTCTATTCACGATCATCGACCACCTGTGCAACAAAGATGGTGAGCCATTCTTTGATGAAAAGGACGTTGATGAACTATCTCAACTCGACTCACTCGCCATTGACGTTTTAGTGAACGCTATTGAGGAGTGGTCATCTAAACGCGCGGGAAAGGTTCAGGGCAGGTCAAAAGGCTAATCCACGAGCTTAGTCAGAACCATAGGCTGTATTGGGTCTTTTCGATCTGCCATGAATTAAAAATTGATGACCCAATAGCGTGGATGAATAGCGTTTCACCAGTCTTGGTTGATTGGTGGATCGCCTTTTTTGTACGCAAGCAAGACATAGAAAACGAAGCCTACCGCAAAGCTTCTGGCAAAGGTCAGTCGCAAAGTCCAGACGAGGTTTCTAGACTCTTAGAAGGGATGACACATGGCGGGGAACGACGTAGTAGGGGCACTGTATTACAAAGTCGTCCTCGACCCTAGAGGGTTTGCTAAGGGTGTCACAAGCGTCAAGTCTGAACAAGACGTTTTATCTCGTGCAATCAAATCCTCTGTGTCAGAATTTGATCGATTGCAGGCCGAGCTTGATGCTATTGGCTCGATGTATATCAAGTCTAAAGAAGAGCATCGAAAGGTCTTGCAGGCTGCTCAAGCAGAAATCATTAAGCAGATGGAGGAGATAATCGCGGCCGAAGAAAAAGCCGCTAAGTTAGCCGAAGAGAAAAAGGCTGCTGATGCTGCTAAAGAGCAAGTTGATGCTTTACAACTTGTTATGGATAAGCACAAGCAGAAGCAAAAGTTGATCGATGAACTTGCTAAGTTGCAAGAAAAGGCTAACAAAGAAGCCAATGACAAGATGCTCAAGGCAGAAAGGGAGCGTATTGCCGAAGAAAAGCGTCTGGAGAAAGATCTTGCTGATTATCAAGCTAGGATGCACGCTAGGAGATACCAAAACATCGGAAAGTATTTCCGATCATTTGAGGGAATGGGTATTCTCTTCAAGCACATTAAGTCGGACCTTGGCAATGTCAATGGCGGTCTTTCAAAGATGGCCGGAAACCTTGCGCTGGCTGCTGGCATGTCCCCTGCTATGCAAGGTCTTGCTCGATCTCTGGGTGCTGCTGGCGTTAAGCTCCTGCTATTCGGTGCAGCAGTAACTGCCTATATAAAGTTCATGTTGTCTGCAATCATGGCTGCTGATAGGTTTAGGCAGCAACAAATCAAGCTGATGCCATTGCTTGATAACAATGCAGACAAAACGAGGATGTTCATGAACGAGATCATGACACTCGCGGCTCAGACAGGTTTCGCATCGCAAACCATGTTTGAGCTTTCTGAGTCTCTATTACAACTTGGCATATCTGCTCAAAATGTACCTCAAGTGTCTAAGCTTCTAGCCGGTCTTGCAGGCGGCAGTGAGCAACGCATGAAGTCAATCGCGAAGGCTTACAGCGATGTCATGATGAAAGGCAGGCTGATGGGCCAAGAGGCACTTCAGTTTGCTAACGCTGGTATTCCGATCTACAAAGCACTTGCTGATTCGATGGGCGTTACTGCCGGTCAAGTTAGGACGATGATGGAAGAAGGTCAGATATCAGCAGAGCAAATGGCTCAGGCTTTGACTCAGTACGGGAATCTTCGGAATATCGGAGGACAGATAGCTGAGAACATGAAGACTGTTTCGGGTCAGTTGAACAGAATCAAAAACCTGATCGAGCAGATCATGGTAGATATAGGAACTGGATCTGATACTGCACTTGCTGACTTTTTGAGAGGCATTGGAAACATACTGCAAAAATTCAGAGAGATACGAGCTTTCTGGAAAGAATTCACCAAAGATTTTACTTGGATTTCAAAATTAGGAGTGGTGGGATTTCTTTCTGAATGGGCAAAAAGAGGCGTAAAAGACTACTACAGAATGTTGTTTGAGTCTGAAGAAGAAAAAAGAAAGAGGATGGAAGAGGAGCAAAGGAAAACTGAGGCAGAACTTGCTGAGACAAGGAAGAAGGAAGCTGAAGCAGCAAAACAACGAAATGAAGCATATCAAGCAGCATCTGATTATCTCAAGGAGCAAGCCAAGCTAACTGATCAAATCCGCGAGAACCAAGAAAAGCAAAAAGAGTTTGAAGAGTGGTTATCCACTCTAAACATTGATGACAAGCAAAAAGAAGCTTTACGGACTCAACAAGCCATGCTGACAACTCAGCAACAGTATGTCGATTCCATGACTGAGCGAGTCAACCTAGAGCGCGAGTCTGCTGAGATTGCTGCAAAGGATGCTGCTAGTAAGCAACGCAATGCGATGCAACGTGCTGCTGCTGGTGCTGGACCCAGTTTTGACGCAGGTGGACGAGGAGAGTTCGATTTCCTTCGCAATCTGATAATGGGACGCAGGGAAAACACTGAGGAACTCAGGATTATGAAAGAGCAAGACAAGACCTTGAAAGAAATTAAAGCAAACTCGGATGCACAACTTGCAGCACTGGAAGCTGAGGCAAGCACATTCGTTGGACCAGTAATGCCCGTAGGAGGCCCGTGAGATGGCCCTGCTAACTGATATGGATATCACCGTCTGTCAAAGACGGTCAGACAGCGGAAGCTATAAGCAAAGCAGTGGAGGCCAAGGTGGTCAGAGAAAGACCAAGGTTACTGCTAAGACAAAGTATCTTGTCGTTGTCAAGGAAAAGTCCGGTGGTCCTTCTTTAACTGCGAACGATCTAAATCCACTGCTGATCGTCAATGCTGCTGGAATACCAAAGGTCGGAAGGAGTTGCTATGTCTTTGGAGGACTTATTTCGCCGTTTCTGCTTTGTTCATCTAAGCAAATAGAAAGAGACTCGGAAAACCCTTTTGTCTTCCATGTTTCAGTTGACTGGGAATCGATTGAGTTTGGTGCTGCTGGAGGAAATGCTGGCGCTTCGCAGGATCAAACAACAAGCCCAGAAGAGGCTATGGAGCCCGAGCCTCTTGAGGAGTTCGAGGAAGATAACATTGCAACTGTCGTTAGTTTCACTACTTCAAGCCAAGAGTATGTCTCTTATGACTCTAGGTTTCTTGATGGCGGTGGAAGTAGACAGTCTTGGAAACTTCCAACAGGAACTCCATTCCAAGAGCCTGTTGTCCATAAAGTTCCTCTGATTACTTTATCGATCACACAGTTTGAAGATGAAATAACATTGGATGACCTTGAGGATAGGTCATACAGTGTAAACAGTGAAGATTGGAATGGCAGGCAAGCATATCATTGGATGATTGCAGAGGTTCAAGCTGAAGAGGTTGAACTTCAGAGGTACACCGACCCAGCAGACCCAGATCAAGGCTTAACGGCAGTAACTAAATGGCGTGTAACCTACACAGTCCATCTTGCTCCAGATCACGAAGTTGAGTGCGTCGTTGCTGGAGAGCCAAATATCCCCGGAAGAAACCTTGAAGTAGGTGACTTTTATAATCCGGGATGGGGAGTTCTCCGTCCTCTTGTTGACACTTTCTACAAGAAAGAAGACACACCTCCTGTTGGACCTCCTGGACCTGACTACTTAGTTCCCAATGCAGATCCCGAGACAGGTTATGTAGAGGCATGTTACATCTACGAAGAAAACGGCAGGAAACGCACTCCAACAAGCACTGATGGAACTGGTGACGACAGGCCGAGCTATATGGGCTTCATGCCGTGGCGAGAAATTGACTTCAACACGTTCTTTGACTTTGGTAATGTGAATCCATAATGGCACTTTACGCATTTAGAAACAAAGAAACTGCTGAGAAGCTAAACAGGTTTGCAGGTACGTTAGAGCCGTCTGCAACCAATGTCATGCGTTCAAGCAGGTTTATGACTCCATCGATGGTTATGAAGACCAAGACGGGTGGCATCCCTGCTAGAACGGGTGACACAGCAGGTGTTGCTAAATGCCTTCTTCTAGGTGCAGCACCCGATGGGACAATGACCGAACTCGGCGGCGAGGCTGATGTTCTTAACCCGTTTTCTA